CGCCATAGATGAACGAGTCACGCAGCGCGCCCGAGTCCACGAGTATCGTCGCGCTGCCCTTGCGCTTGATAGTCGAGTCAGCCAGCGGCTGCCACGGGCGCCCACTGCGGGCTCCGCTCGTCGCGAACTGCTCGGCGACGACGCGCGAGAGGAACCATCCAATGGCGTCGTACGCCGGCCGTGCTTCCGTCGCGCGTCGGCCAATCATCCGGATCTCGCGATCAAACTGCTTGTCGCCGAAGACCGTGAGGCTGACGTGCATTAGAACTTCGTCCCCATGTCGATGGCGTCCGGATCGTCGGGCAGCGTGTACTGAGGCGTCGCCGTCCCGACGAACAACGTCCCGGTGTAGACGCGCGCGCTGGCGGGAACCACCTTGTCAGCTGGACCGCTGCCGCCACCCGAGGTCGGTGACGTCTGTAGCACATCGCCCGGCTTGATCTCGCCGGGCGGCGTCGTCTCTCAGCAACAGCCTCGATCACGCGCGGCAGCCGATCGTTGTAGTCGTCGCGCAGCGCCGGGTACGGCGACTTGTCGGTGCCGACCTGTTCCGGGTAGTACGAACGCTCGATGATCATGGCGGCGCGAAGCGCAATCAGCGAGCGGACCGCTGCGTACGCCTCAGCCTGGAGCCCATCGGGCAGCTTTCCAACGTCCGTCAAGACATCGTCACGCGCGATCTCGACCGCTTCCGCAGCCTCATCCGCGGTTGGGCGCGTCTCATGCGTAAAAGTGCCGCGGAACTCGTTGGTGTTGCGAGTGACCGTGCGCGAGCGGATGTGAAGGGCGACCTGACGGATGTTCGGGAGATCGACCGATGGCGCGTTGTGGATGGGTGCGGAGTACGACGAGAACTGGTTGTTGACGTCACGGAAGCGGACGCGATACCACATGCCCTCTGCGGAGCCATTGTCCGTCGTGAGGTCGCGGGCAGCCGGGTAGCGCGGGTCAGGATCGATTGGGCTCAGCGGCTTGTTGTCGATCTCCACGAACGGGCCGGCCTCAACGGATCCTTCCTCGATGTGCCAGGCCATCCAGGCGACGCTGTCATAGCGCTCGGGTGGAGTGATATCGAGCAGCGTGACAACGGTCATCTAGCGCACCCTTCCGATCCGAGGCAGCGATGGGACGGAGGAGCGACCTGTAGCGGCGCGGCCGGCGAAGCGGCGTGCCCCAGCCACGCGGCTGGCGCCAGTGATCAGCGAGCCCGGCCGTCCGCCGGTCGGGATCCCACCGACGATCCCGGTTGTGATGTTCTCGCCGACGCCGGAGAAGTCGGTCCCACCTGAGAGCAGCACAGCGAGCGCAGCCCAGTCGAGCGCGCCGGCCCCCGAAAAGTCACTCTCCGCCGTCGCGGTCCCAGGGCTGGACGAGAGGACCAGCGCACCCGCTCCGTCCAGCGACGTGTCCCCGGACTGTGTCCCGGTGAGGTCGTAGATGAGAACGCCAGTCCCCGTCACCGACGTCAGCCCGTCGAGTGCCGCGGCCGGGAAGGAAACGAGTAGCAGCGTGCCCGAGCCCGCGAGGTCGGTCGTGGCATCGAAGGAGACGGCCGCAGCCATGACCGGAGCCAGGCCGACTTCGCCGGCTCCGATGAAGTTGGATTCGGATGTCGTCGCGCCGAAGCTCGGCACGAACAACACCGTTCCGGAGCCGAGTGCATCGGCCAGCCCGGACAGCGTCGCTGCTCCATCGTAGATCATCGTCCCGGCGCCACCGAACGCGGTCGCTCCGTCGAGTGCGACCGCCACTGCGGCGACGTCCAGCGCACCTGCTCCCGCCTGGTCCGAGGCAGCCGACAGGATGCCTACAGAGGGCTGAAGCAACAACGTTCCGGCCCCTGAGGAGTCGGAGGCTGCCGCGAAGGCGCCCGCTCCGTCGAACACCGACACCCCCATGCCGGTCACGTCCGACGTCCCCGACAGCGCCGGGACGTTTATGACGAGGTAGTCGAAGCCTCCGACTCCTGCGAAGTCTCCAGCGCTCGCGAGCGTGAGCGCGCCGGACGCGAGGTCGGCAGCGCCAGCGCCAGCGAATCCCGCGTCGCCGGTCAGCGCGGCAACAGCTGGCTGGAGCAGCGTCGTCCCGGCGCCCGCGAAGCTGCTGGCCGCGTCGAAGCTCGCGCCCGTCGCCGTGATCAGGACGCTGCCGGCGCCCGTCGCATCGGACTGCGAAGTTGCGGAGGCCGCGACCGCTGCGATGTCGAGCGCGCCAGCGCCCGTGAAGCTCGACTGCGCATCAGCCGTAACAGCTGGCGCGGTGATGTCGAGGACGCCGATGCCCGTGGAGTTGGATTGGCCGCTCGCCGTCCCAGCCAAGTCATAGACCGTCGCGCCGACCCCAGCTATGCCCGACTGCGCCGAGAACGTGACCGCAACAGCGTCCACGTACGTGACGGAAACCGGCTGGACAAGCTCCGGAGCGAAGCGGCTGGTTGGGAGGAGGACGGCTTCCATCTTATGCGATCAGGTTGAACGCGCTGCCGCTAGAGTCGCACACCCAGGTCGAGGAAGCGCCTGGGTTGATCGAGAGGCCGAGGATCAGACCGGCAGCCGTCGTGTCGAACGTCGCCGACAGGCCTTGGTCGCCGTCCGCGACCGCGTTGGCGATTCCGGCTGCCGTCTGCCGGTGGTTCAGCTGGAAGCCAGCTGAGAGTACGCCGGTCGCGCCATGTGTACGGATCGTTGCCCAAGCGATGATCGAGCCCGTGTCGGCCACAGCCGTTTGCGCCTTCGCGGACGTGATCGTCACGCGTGCCGTATCGGCTGTGGAGCCGGCCGTGCCGACGCGGAAGGTATAGATGGGCGCTGCGATCCCTGCCGCCGTGGTCTTGGCGATGAGGATCCGCCACATGACGTTCGAACCCTGCTGGATGCGTCCCGCGATCGGGAACCCACCCATGTAGGTGTCGACGCCAGCAGCCGAGACTCCGACGTTGAAGAAGCCGGGCGGCAGCCAAAGCGGCGACGGCCCGCGCGGCACACCGTTGGAACCGATGACGCGCATCCCGGTCGATTCGTGATAAGCAATCGCCTCGCCGGGCGCGAGCGAGACGGACTCCACCTGGAAGGCAGCCGTCCCATTGTGTCGCTGGACGGTGACCAGTTGCGTTACGGTCGCGTGCGTATTGCTGAAGCGGGCAGACCGCATGTTGCGCTTCGTTCCGGCCGGTGGCGGACCGATTACAGTCGTCGTTGCGGCTGTCGTGATCGCGCCATCCGAGTGATCAACGTCTACAGTCGCGCTCGGCCCGGAGCCCGTGACGTCGGCCCAGTCGCAGACGTACTCAATCCGGCCCGCCGCCGCGGTGACGACCTGGAAGCCGGTATCGGTGCTGTCGAGGAAGAGGCTCACGTCAGAACCACCCAAGCGGATGAATAGACAAGTCGAAGTCGAACATCCCGGTCGTTCCGGCCGGCTCGGCAACCTGTATTGTTGTCTGCCAAGGAACGGTGTCCAACGCGTCATAAACTGTCGTGCCCGTGATCGACACCTGCGTCGAGCCGCCCACCGCGTCCGAAACCGGAGTCGCGACGCTCGCCTGATCCAGCGGAAACACCTTCGCGTTATTCGCCGCCGTCCACCCACTGGCCGCCCACATGTCCAACGTCGACAGCCCACCGGAAACCATGCCCTCTTTCTGAGCCTGCGTCGGCACGATCCCGACGACGCCGCACACCGCGATCTCCCCGCCGTGATAGATCCCGCCCGCCGACCGGCCCGTACCGATCACGATGTGCCCGCCCGTATTCGCCGCTTCCCGCGCGAGGTTTTGCGCGGCGCTATGCGTCCACGTCTGCGTCACATAGTCACACAGCGACGCGACCACGGACCCCGGCGACGCTGCGGTCCGCGACACGACCGCGAGATACCACCGGTTCAGCGTGATCGGCGCCGCCGCCCCGGTCAGGCCCAGCCCGCCCGCGGACGCGTCATAGAACATCGCCGTGTTGCCCGAATTCAGGCCCGACCGCAACCCACGGCCGTACGTGTTCAACCCATCAACGTCCGTCCCGATGATGAACCCGTCGGTGTCCGCTGCCTTCCGGAAGATCGCCGCGAAAGCCATCGGCTCGTCCGCGGGGAACGCGTCAAGGCTCATCGCGATCATGTCGTCGACACGGTCAAACGTCCGTGCGTAACGACCTGCCATTACCAACTACCTACATTCGTAGGTTGAGAGCAAGACCCTCCCACATCATGAGGACAATCGTGACGGGTTAGGCTGCTTCCTGTTGTTGGACCATTCACTCCAGAGCCGAACGCGGCGAGCGCATTCGCTACAAACGAATCTGCTTCAGCTTGCGTATTGAATCTTACGCGGACAATCACGGGGTTCGCGATCAAGCTTCCATCTATCAACAGTTCAGAGTCCGGCGTCGTAACGATCACGTCACCCCATGTAAATGTCTGCGCGAGACGTGTCCGTATATTATCCGCAACAGCCTGCTGCCGCGCGGCGTTGCGGAAAGCGATCGCACCTATCACAGCGAAGACCATAAATTTTCTCGCCAGCAGGAATTTGTTGTCGTGATCGCCATTGAAAGTCTCCTCAGCGGCAGCCGGCCGGCCGGAGCCGGCCCGCCGCTATGCGAGGGTGAAGGTCAGCGCGTTGGCCGCCACTCGATAGGTGTCACCGACAGCCGGCGTCCGCTGCTCGCCAGCAGCCAGCGCCCGGTACCAGCGCCGGTTCCCAGCTGAGGCTGCGTCGTAGATGTCGTACCCGAGCAGCGTCGGCCAGTTGGCCGTCGTGACCGGGCCAAAGTTGATCTGGGCCGAGTTCGTCTTGGCGCCGGCTGCAGCCGTCGTCGTCGCCATCGCCTGCCGCGTGTAGCCGTTGCCGGTCAGTTCCGTCCCGGCCGTCGCATCGGTCGGCGCGGTGGACGTCAGAGCCAGGAACATGCCGGTGACCGGCAGGCTCAAGTCCAACAGGCGGTTCTCTTCTGCGTCTGTGAGGTTATCAGCCATATGAGTCTCCGGGACGAGTGGGCGCGGCCACCTAGGTGTTCAGCCGGCAGCCGCGCCCGCTCCTCGTCTCCCGATCAGCCCCGGGCGACCACCGCCGACAGCCCGTCCACGACGCCCTTGCGGACCTCGCGGTTGTCGCGCTGCGCCGCTTCGGCCTCGGCCTCCAGGAGCTTCTTGGCCAGGTCCGGATCGCCCTCGGACGCGCCAACCGTCGCGTTGACGTTCGGCTCGTCCTCCGAGATCCAGTCGGCCAGGTCCGTGACGGACGCCGACCTGACGTCCAGTTCGGTCCCCTCGGCCTCCTCGGCTGCGCGCTCGGCGACTTTGGCGTCCACGACGGCGCCGCCGTTGCGCAGACGCACGTAGTCGTCGGCCATGAGTTCCACCCGCTGCCCGAGCCGGAAGTCCATCATGGCGTCGGCGTACTCCTGCGACTCCGGGTCGGCGTCGGCGCCGAGCCGCGCCATCGGCTCGATCTCGGGCCGGCCGGGACCGTACGCGTTGTTGTAGGTGATGACGGGTTGGTCGAGCAGGTTCGTCCCGCGCGACGCGTAGGTGATCTCGCGGATCACCACGCGAACCGGATACGTGTCAGCCATCTCAGGTTCTCCGATCGGCCTCACGGACGCAGCGCGGTGAAGCGCAGCGCCGAGAAGCGGTTGTCCACGAACATGAGCGGCCGGACGGACGACTGGATCCACGTGCGCTCGCGGTTCGGCTCACGCCACGTCTCCGTCCCCAGCGGGCGCTCGATGCGCATCTGGCCGACCTGGCCCTGGGCGACGACGGTGGCCTGCTTGACGGGCTGCCGGTTGGTGACGTAGATGTTCAGCCCGAGCGTCGTGAGAAGCTCCTGGAGCCCGTCGCCGCCGTACAGCGTGATGAGGAACGTGTAATCCTGCGGGTTGAGGATCCAGAGGTCGTAGCGGATCCCGAGTTCGTCCGTCTCGGCGATCTCCGCCGCCTTGGCGAAGTCCGCAGCCGGCCAGAGGTTGGGAGGCGTTGGCGACGCGCCGTACGGCGTCACTGCCTGCCAGTTGCCGACCGACGCGACGACGCGCGACGGGTACGCCGTGAACATGGCGTCGAGCACCTGCATAGCGCGCGCGTTGATCTTGCGGACGATCGTGTTGCCCAGCTGCCGCAGCTGGTTCGTCAGCATGATCGCGTCGTTGCGGTCGCGTGCCTCGTCCGACACCCAGACCTTGCCGCCCCACTTCTCGACCTCGGCCACGCCTGGCGCGCGACGCGCCGACGTGATGATCGGGAACTCGGCGCCGGGCGAGATCCGCTCGACGTCGCGCGTGGCGTACAGGTCGTTGGCCTCGACAGAGTCGTAGACCACTGCTCCGCCCGTGACGCCGCCGGCCGACGCGAAAATGCGATCGGCGACGAAGCGCTGGAGCGTCATGTCCATGATCATCCGCGTGATCCGCGTCGGTTGGTTGAGCATCGTGTCCACCGTGATGGTGGTGCCCGAGACAGTCGGAACGGCGAGCGGATGGGTGACGGACGCCGGCAGGTTGGCGATCACGAGGTCGCCCGAGGCGTTGATGCCGAACTCGGGCTCAAAGAAGACTCGCTGACGGTCGGCCACAGCCGATCCGCCCGCAGAGTCGATGAGGAGGGTCATTGATCGTCTCCTGTGCCGATCAGGCGTAGCTGGCGCCAGCCAGGAAGAGTTCCGCCTGGACGTACTGTCCGGCGACGGTTGTAGCGGGACCGATGTTGCGACCGACCGGCGTCTGTCCTGCGGCGCGCGCCTTCACGCGCCCGTCCGCGTCCACGGACAGATCGGCGCCGGCCGGAACCGCAGCCGAGCACTCGATCGGGACCACCTTCGGCGGGCGCAGGCAGTTGACCTTGCCGTTGACCGGGCAGTCGTTCTCAGCGACACCGAAGATGGCGCCATTGGCGGTCGGCAGACCGACCCTGACATTGCCGTCGCCAGTGTCGGAGATCCCGGCCGGCCCGCCGGCGTTGCGGCCCTGCGACGTACCGACGCAGCGTCCGCCGGTGAGCGCGACGACGGCGTGGACAGTGATGTCCTGGCCGGCGTCGTAAAGCGCAGTGACGAGCACCTCAGTCCTCCGTGATGACGCGGCTCTGGCGGACCTGTCGGCCAGCCCCGTTGGTGGCTGCCGCCGCTGCCTGCCGCTCGGGCAGCCATTCGGTCGGGTAGCTGTCGTCCCGCACTTCGTCCTCGGACGGCTCAACGCCACGCGCCTCCAGCGGCACGATGTTGGTACGGAGACGGCCGATCTGACGCGTGGTCCCTTCCGGGTCGGCGTCGTACAGGTTGGCGTAGTGCGTCCGCCGGCTGGGCGGGAAGCGGCCGGACCGGATCGCATTGGCGATCAGTTCATCACGCGTACGCACGCGGTCCTCCTCCTGGAGCCGCGCGGCGATCCCTGCCCGCCGCTCCAGATCGCTCAGCGCCTCCTCGTCCACGAGGACCATCCCCTCCACCTGCTCGTCGTCAGGCTGGTCCGTGCCCGAGCCCGGCGAAGGCTCCTGCTCGGGCGCGACCGGGCCGGTCCCGCCCGTGCCGCCGGAGCCCGGGTCGCCACCCGGCGTCGTTGGCGGGGTTCCCTCCGCCGGGCGCTCACCCGGGTCGGAAGCCGGTGTGGGTGCGGGAGCCGGCGGGTTGTCGCCACCGTTGCCGCCGTTGCCGCCCTGCTCGCTCGCGAGCAGATGGCGCTGAACGGCGGTCCCGATGTCGGTGTCGGAGGCCGAGGCTTGCAGCCCGAAGCGGGCGATCAGCACCGACCTCTCGTCACCCTCGAAACGGAACTGCATCTCAGTTCCTCCTGAGGTTGATGTTGATGAACCCGCCAGACTCCGCGCCGCTGAGGGCGACGCCGATCCACTCAGGCTCCTTGTTGCTGTCGGGCCGGGACTCGGCCCGGCTGGCGAACAGGGCGACGTGCGTCCGGTTCGCATTGATGGTCTCGGCCGTGACGCCGCCGTTGGCAGCGTTCACGTACTTGACCTTGACCGCCTTCGGGTCAGCGAAGGTAATCTGATCACCGTTGACGTCATAGGTCACGCGGTACAGCGCGCCCTCGTCGTCATCCACGATGAGTTCGTTGGGGTCGAGATAGATGGCCCTGATCCACCACCAGGCCTGATCGCCGGTCAGAGATTCGTAGTACTGCCGACGCAGATCCTCGACCGTGATCTGTCCGACGACGGTTCTCCCCGCCGCCGCGATGATGTTCACAGGCGCCTCCTGACTCGCCTCGATGACTTCCACTCCATCTGGTCCGGCTTCCGTGTACAAGCTCGCGATGTCCTCCAGCGTCGAGACACCGGGCCAAACGACGCCGAGCAGGGCGAGCCCGCTGATGACGAGTCTCCACTTGTGTCCGGTGACCGTCTCGACGTCGAAGTTGGCCTCAATCGAGCGCGACGGATACGCCGACGCCATGATGTGTGCGATCCAGCGAGGCGTTCCCTCCAGATCGCCCACGATCAAGTTCCCGTCCTCCTCCAGATGCATACTGGTGACCTTCCCGACTGCCGGCTCACCGGACGGTGGCCCGCCGGGCGCGCGCTTCCCGTGTATGCGCGGATCGTCGGGGTGTCCCAGCCAGATGCGTGGCTGGCTGATGGCCGGATCGTCCTGCGCCGCAACCGCGTCAGCGAGGTCTTCCGGCGTGAACGTCGCCGGCCCGGTTGACAACGGATACTCGATCCCAGTCTTGAGGATCTCGACGTTGCGGACGGTCGAAAGCATGGGCGGAGACGCCTGAAGGGCTGCGATCGCCGAGCCACTGATCGTCTGCCCGGCGATCAACTCGGCGAGGGCGCCAGCGATCTGAACGTTGACGTCCTCGGCCGCGTCACGGTGCGAGTTGGCAGCTGTACGATCGGCGTACCAGCTGTTGGGGATCGGCGCTGTCGCGTTGCGAGCGAAGACGGCGAACCCGTCCTCATGCCGCTTCACGATGAAGGGCTGCCGCTTCACCTGAGGCCCAGAATGTCGCGCGCACGCCTCACGTCCGAGGCGTCGTACGTCCATTGCCACGGCTGCCGCTGCTCCAACGGACGCGTCAGCCCGGGCGCGGCGGCGGCCATGAAGAGGCCCATCCAGCGCTCGCCCCTCCAGCGCCAGTACGTCTCCTCGCCCATTTCTTCGAACCAGCCTTCCGGCTTCGTCCCGCTGCCCGTGTAGTCGAACAACGACTCAATCGCAGTGCGCTGCTCCTCCGTCAGAGCGCCGTAGTCCACGGCGTGAGCGCCCTCGGCGAGGAACACCTCGCGCGCGAGGTCCGGGTTGGTGAAGCAGTTGGCGTCGATCTCGACGCGGCCGGCCGGGAACTGCCCAGTCGGCAGCCAGTACAGCCCGAGCGCGGCCTGGCGCGTCTCAGGTTGATCCGAAGTTGCGCTTCCCACGACTTCTCTGACTTCGTGGAGCTTCACTTTGACGTGAACGTCCGTTTGACCAGCGACCATCGCCTGAGGATCGGCGACCGGCATCCCGAGCAGGTGTCCGACCTCGCCACTGACCGGATTGTGGATGTGGGCGTGCCCGGTCTTCGGGTCGATCTGGGCTGCGAAGCGGGACAGGTCGGCGACGCCAACGGGCACGCGCTTCCCTGTGTGGACGCGGATCGGCCAGAAGTTGTACTCACACGCATCGAGCGCGCCTTGAAGGATCTTGCGGTGCCCGACGTTGGGGACGCCATTGAAGTCCCAGGTCCGTCTCTGGTACAACCGCTGAATGATGGTCATGTTCCTTCTCCGTACACGGCGACGAGGACGCCGCGGCAGCGTTCGCGGCCGAGGCAGTCCTTGTATCCGCCACTCGGATAGTCGCGGGCTGCGTCCTCCATCGTCTGGTACTGCGTGCCGTCGCGGCCGACGCAGTTGACGCATGTGTTGGTGTCGAGCAGTTCGGAGGCGTAGATGCGCGACGGGTTCGCGCGCCGCATGACCAGCCCACGCCCGTCGTTGATCGCCTGTTGGACGGCGCCACCGAGGATGTCGCGCAGGTAGCTGTCGGAGCGCGCCTGGAGCGCTGCCCGGACCTCGTCAGCGACCTCGATGGCGTCGAGCGATCCACCCGAGCGCCGGACAGCCTCGCGGCTGGCGGACGAGGAGAGGTCGCGCGTCAGGATGTTGTCAACAGCCTCCGAGCGGTTCGTCAAGCCGGCCGTGATCGTGTCGATGGCCGGCCGCGTGATCGACGTCCCCTGTCGCTGCGCCTCGCCGACATGCTGCTCGGCCGCGAGTGTTGCGACCTGGACGAGCCGCGCCTGGATGACGTCACGGTGTTGAGGCGTTGCGGCGATCTCCGACAGCACGCCCATGTCGCCCGCTGCCTCCACGATCGCGTCATGAAGCTCGTCCACCTGATAGCGCTGAAGCTGCCGGACCTCCATGACGAGGAGGTCGAGCGCTGACTGGTAGGCCGAGTCCATCGCCGCATAGTCCACGGCTGCGGCGATCTCATGGTCGTACGGCCGGCGGCGGAGCGTACGGCTGGGCAGCGGTGAGGGAGGCGTACCCGCCGAGTCGGCCCCAGCCGCACGCATCCCGCTGCCCCGATGCCGCCCGCGACGGCCCGAGGTCCCGCGAGGCGTCGCGCCAATCCAGGCTGCGACGTCCTCCGGCGCTTGAACGTTCCCTTGGTCGATCTGACGCTGCATCTCAGCCAATGGGTTCGCAGCCGCCTCGGCCGCGGCCGGATCGGAGCGACCAGCGTCGTCCCACTCCCAACGCAGGTGCGGGATCTCATCGACCTCTTCGCCGTAGTTGAAGTCCCAGTCGTCCTCGATCACATGCTCGTTGAAGATCTGGGAGAACCAGTCGGCGATGTACTCCAACGTCATGAGCGAATAGTCCAGGTGGACGGCAGCCGTGTTGCGCGTGCCCGTCCCGGTCTGCCCGGCCATCATGAACATCTGGAGGAAGGCGCGCGCCATTTCCTCGTTCATCAGCTTGATGAACCCAACGGCGTCGGGCTGCGAGCCTTCGACGCCGACCAGACGCAGCCGCGAACCGGACGGCAGCGCTCCGCCGGCCCGGTCGCCGCCACGGAAACGCTCGGCCATCCTGTTGAAGGCGATCAACTCGGCGTCGGTCGCGCCCGGCGGCGCCTCGATCACGGGCACGCCGACACCGGCCCGCTGGATGTTGATGGCGCCGACGCGCAGGACGCGATCCTTCAACAGCCACGGCCCGTAACAGCCGCGAAGCAGCGAGCGGCCGGCCCAGTTGGCTGCCCGCTTCTGGAACGCGTACCAGACGAGCCGGTCGATGGGGATCTCGGGCGACTGGTTCCCCTGTTGCTTGATCCAGTCGATCCCGCCGTCATCGGCGGTCTTGACCTCGGCGATCGTCAGTTCGGGCAGGTTCAGGAGCTTGCGCAGGTGGAGCGCGCCGTCGCCGCCATTGACCGGGTCGTCGTAGGTGTAGACCTGTTCGAAGACCTTGAACCCGGTGAACACGGCGTCCAGCGCTTCCTCCAGGTGAGAGAGGAACTTGAACCGGTTGCGCGTGCGTCGCAACGGGAGGTCTTCGGTCCCGATCGGCAGCCCATAGTCACGGCTGACGCGCTCGACCGCAGCCGGCTCCGCGTCGCCGGGATCGAGGTACCAGCGCATGCGGTAGATCGGCCACGTCGTCCCGAGCTTGAGCCCCTGGATCTGCGGGTCGGGCAGCATCTTCCCATAGGACCTGACCGACTCCGGGAAGCGCAGCTTCTCGTTTTCCTCCAGGTCGTCGGCCGCGAGCAGCCCCCACGACGGGATCCAGCCCGGCTCCGTGATGTAGCCGAGCCCGTTGGTCGGCGCCGTGGGGACAGTCGGGCTCATGGCTGGGTCGGCTCGCCGAGCAGCGGCTGGGTTGAGAGGTCGTGACGGATGTCGCGCTCGTCCTGTGTGAGCGGCAGCGCGTCGAAGCGGACCTCACCACAGTGGGCGCAGCGGCGGGTGTCGGGCTCCAACTGTTCCCAGGACTCACGCCGGTAGTACCAGCCACGTAGCGCAGCCTCTTCCGCCGTCGCCTGGATATGGACGGACGTGCCCTCATACGCCTTCGATGGAAGGCGATGGTTGGGCTGGTCGCCCGCCCAGTTGGAGCCGACCGGACTCACGCTGCTTCGTCCACCGCGGGCTCGGGCTGTTCGGGGTGGCCCGGCGAGCCGGGCGGAGCGGGCTCGGCGTCGGGGTGCGGCTGCTCCGGCTGAGCCGGCGTCGGTTCGTTCGGGTTGGGGCCGGTCGGCATCTGGCCCGGCTGCGGGTCGGCGACGGTCATCCTCGCACCACGTCCCTGACCCCCTCCGGTGGCGCGAAGCCGGCCGTGGCCGCCCGCCGCTCCTCCGGCATCGTCGTGGTCCCTGCCACCTGCTCGCCGCGCGACAGCGAATCGCCGAACTGCGCGATGTTGTTCAGCCGGCGCGCGTCGGCGGAGGCGATCTGTTGACCCTCGCGAGTCGCCACGATCATGCGAGCGAGGAACTGGGTGTCGTGTTCCGGTGTTCCGAACACCATCAGGCGTCCTTCCTGGTCGTCGTCGTCCTGTTCGACGCAGCCCGGCCGCGGCCGATCGCCAGCAGCGCGTTCCCGCCGATCATGATGGCGAAGAAAGCTGCCGCGTCGTCCGGCAGGTTGCCGTCGTTGAGGACGAACACGATCGCGAGCGCGATGGCCGCGATCAAGTGAATGGCGGTCGCAATCGGGAAGTGGTCCAGGAACACCTGGAGCCCTCCGCCGCCTGCGCTCGCACGTCTGGTGGCCATGACTCACTTCTCCTTCGCCTTGGCAGCGCTGCGGAGCGCCGCCCAGGTCTTCGGGCCGACGATCCCATCGGCATCGAGGTTGTGGTTGCGTTGGAACTGCCGGACGCGCCAGCCCGTCCGCTTGCCGAAGTCTCCATCTTCATCGACGCCGGGCTCGGGATCCATGATGTTGAGCCAGTGTTGGACGCGCTTGACGGCTGGGCCGGAGTCGCCGGTCGCCAGCGGCCAGCCCGGGTACGCCGTCTTGGAGACAGGCGTCGTCTGCCCGATCACGAGGTCTTTGCGCCAGCGGCTCGACGGGTCCCAGTGGTCCTGCCCGGGCACATGCTGGTGACCGCAGTGACCGGAGAAGGCGCGCCACTCGCCGATCGACATCGGGTGCGCGCGGTCTTGGTAGTCACAGACGTCGCGCCGCGGGATCCCGCGCAACGCTTCCAGCTTCCGGCAGATGGCTGCGACGAATCCCCAGTCAGCTGCCGTCCAGGCGCCTACCCAGCGGTCGCCCTTGTTGATCGACTCGGCGAGTGAGCGCGACGAGTAGCCGATCCACTCGACCTGCGTAGCGTTCGCGTAGTTGGTCTCCACCCCAGCGACGTCGCCTCCGCGCAGAGCCTTAGCGGCGAGGTCGAGCGACTGGTGCTGGTAGACGCGCCGGCCCTTGACGTCCACCGTCATGTGCGGGTTGGAGCCGCTGTAGTGCGGCAGCGACGCCGACTCCGTCGTGTGGTGGACCAGCCGCGGCGCGAAGCCGGATGCGAAACCGGCCAGCGGGCTGTACGGGACGGCGATCGAGCCCGGGAAGTTCACGAGGCCGGCTCCGGCTCGGGCTCCTGCTCGGGCTGAGGGTCCGGCGGGTCGATCCTCCAGCTGACCGGGATGAGCAGCGGGACGGACACGGGGCCAGGCACTGGAACTGGCTCGCGGTCGATCTCGATGTGGCGTGCATTGGTCTGTTCGAAGCCGTACCGGACCTCGTCCATCATGTCGTCGTACGCGAGCTTGCGCGCCGGACGGCGATCGATCGCGACGTGGTAGTCATTCAGTGTCATCCGCGCCTCCCGAAGCCGACACCGCGGGCAGCGTTCGCCTTGGCCGAGGGATGGTGCGAGCCCGTCTGGATAGGACGGGCGAACGGCCCACCGACACGGCCGAGCGGCGGCGCACCATCCGACTGGACAGCGACCTCCGTCACGTGGCGCTCAGCCAGGAACTCGGCGAGCGTACGGCGCCGCCGCTTGATCATGGCCGGCCGAGCCCTCTGGGCCGCGCCATCCGGCTGGACGCGTTGCCACGCGGTCCGCCGGCCCGGCGCACCGGGTCACCGATCCCGATGGTGCCCGGCGTCGCAGCCTGCGTCAGGCCGACGACGGCGTCACCGCCTGTGATGTTCTCGGCTGCGACCGTGAGCGTGACGGTCTGTGAGGCGAGGATGCCGCCGAAGTCGATGGTCACGGCGCCCGGCAGCGGCCCACCCGTCGCCGTCGCCATGCCGGCGCCGAGCGCGTTGTCGAGCGCGGTCTGGACGGCTGCCAGCGCGGCGTTGTAGGCGATGGCGCCCGTCGTGACGTCGATGTTGCCCGACTCGGCGACGGCCCGCAGCGTGAAGTTGCCGGCGGTCGGCGTGCCGTTGACGGTCAGCGAATAGCGTTGGTTGTTGCCGGGGACCGACGTCGCTCCACCACCGGGGTGTCCGTACGCCGAGCGGTCCGTCCCCATCGGCGTCCCAACCAGCCCGGCGGCGGGCATCCCGCGATCAGTGCCCGACACACGGGCAGGTGCTGGGCTCATGAAAACTTGTCCTCCATTTCCAGTTGCGCGGCGCGCAGAATCCCGAGCTTCACGACCGGGCTCGACGTCTCGGCCGCGAACGCCGTATGTTCACGATCGACGTCGTCACCGTCGTCATGGTAGTCAACGACGCCGATGATCATCCAGGTAACGATCCGCGGGTCGTCAGCCTCACGGCTATACTTCTTGTTCAAGCTGCCGACGAGCCCGTCAACGAGCTTCGTCACGCGTGCCACCTCGGCCTCGGCGTTCACAGGCCGACCTCCAGGAGATCCGACACCAGCGCCTCGGCGTCGTCCTCGATCGCTGGGCGCTCCTCGGCTGCCGACTTGACGTTGAGAGCCTTCGCCCAGTCGCCCTGCCTTGTCAGTGAGATGACGAACGCGTCAGCCCGGTCCGGCGAGCGCTTGAGCCGGCGGGCGACCTCGTCCTTGGACTCGATCTGGACACGGCCGGACGAGTTGCGCTTGAACTTGTGCTCCAGAAGCTCCTGCTGAAGGTCCTCGTCGGCCGCGTCAATGTCAATGGCGCCGTCCTCCATCGCCTCCTTTGCCTCCCAATAGACCTCGGCGCGCCGGTTGAGGAACTTGGTCGGGTTGTACGCCTTCTCGGAGGCGTTGAAGGGTGAGACCGGGTAGCCCTGCTCGCGCAGGCGATCGAACGGGCCGGCGCCGGTCCCGCCTGTGATGTCGATCGACGTCGGCGGGACAGCGCCCGGGATCACGCCGTCTTGTGACTCGGCTGCCCACAGGCCGATGTACTTCCCGACCGTCTCCATGGTGTCGAACTTCGACCACGCCGCCTTGAGGCGGACGTTCCCGCTGCGGTTCCAGTACACCACCGTCTCGTCGGCGCCCAGCCGTGCGACGTCCATCCCAGCCGTGCCCAGCCCGCGAGCGCGGCGGACGGCTGCGATGCCGGCAGCGATCACGCTCGGCGTGAACAGCGTGTCCTCGCTGACGTTGGGGAACTCGGCTTCCACCTTTGACGTCCACAGCACGCTGCCCTCACCCCAGCGCCGACGCCGCTCCTCAACCCAGAGCTTGCCCGTCAGCCGGCGCGCAACCTCGTCCGGGACGGGCTCGCCCGTGTAGGCGGGCAGGTCCCAGGCTGTGATGCGGATCGCGTTGTAGCCGCCACCCGGCTTTGACATGCGGGCGAAGTAGGAGTTGGGGTTGTCCGGGTTCCCGATCATGAGCACGCGGCTGAACTCGTTGGTGACCAGGTTCTCCGTCGCCGTCGCCAGCCAGTCCGGGATCCCGCTCGCCTCGTCCAAGATCACCAAGACGTGCTCGGCATGGATGCCCTGGAAGCTCGTCGCAGCCTGGTCAGCGTCCACGTAGTCGGCAGGCTTGCGGCCGAAGCCCACGACCTCGCCGTTCATCTTCCACTCAGGGATCTCGCCCTGGGTGATGTAGCCGTCGAGCCCTGCCCGCCGGTGAGCACGGCGGATCTCCTGCCAGAGGATGTTCTTGACCTGGTTGCCGGATGGCGCTGACGTGATGACGCGCGCGTCGTCGTGCGTCGCGATCCACCAGCAGGCGATCCAGCCGGCGATGAAGGACTTCCCTGGGCCGTGGCAGGCGCGCACCGCTGTGTAGCGGTGGTCACGGACTGACTCGCAGATCTCCATCTGCTTCGACCAGATGAAGGTCCGCTCCGAGATCCACCCGACCGGATCCACGGCCCAGCGGTCCTCGGGTGGGTCGAGCAGGTCTGCGACGGCTGCCGTGAAGTCGTCGCGAGTTAGCACGCCGACCCTCCGCTGAGTGCGGGTCGCTCAGGCTGTCGGTCGATGATCAACAGGAACACGGAGGGCCGGCGAGGGCCGCTGGTGGGGATCGAACCCACGGCGCCCGAGTGGGATGGACAGGCGCCAACACCATACAGCGGCAGGTTTGTCATCGCCGCTCGACCTTTGTTGGGTCGCGCGGCTTCGGGAACGGCGACAAGTAACGGCACGCTCCGTTTGCGAGCCCGAGGAGCGCGGCCTCAACCTCGGACTCCATCTCAACGAGCGTGAGTCGGCCCGCCACGAAGTCGTCGCGTGCCATCGCGGCAGCTTCCTCACGTTCCTGCTCGGGAACGACTCTCATGCTGCCGCCTGTTCCTTCTCCTTGGTGGCGGCACGGTAGCCGCTGCCATACGCCAGCCGGAGATCAGGGATCGGCTTCAACCCGCCCAACCCGGACCCGCGGATGGCGTCGTCGTAGCCGCGCTCCCAGTCGCTCTTCAACAGGTTGGGGAAGGACATTGTGGAAGTTGTCATGGCTTCGGTGCCCAGGTCGCGAGCAGGGCGACGGCGAGCCCGAGCACGACAACGGCGAGCCCGAGCCAAGCACAGCCGAGCCCCCACCAGTTGTCGCAGCCGAGCGGCAGGATGGCCGTCGCGCCGGCCGGGGTTGGGACGGATCGACAACGGGATGAGTTGCCAGACCCAGCGGCCGGCGCGAGCGACCGGGTCGAGCCCCAGGCCGAGGAGAGGACGGGGCGCGACGGTTTCACAAGGTGGTCCCATCGGGCAGGAGGACGTGCTCAGTCGTCCGCAGAACGCGCGTCCACTGGACTGCGACGAGGAAGGCGCCCGGCGCGGCGTGGTTGATCGGCAGCTGGCTGAGAACGACGCCACCAAGCTCGTTCACCGTCTGTACCCAGTCCAGCTGGAGCGGGGTCACGTCCGGACCTCGATCCTGCCGCCCAAGCGCTCGTCGCCTGCCAACTCCATACAACGCTCACAGACCGGCTTGTCCTTGTTGGCGCCTGGCTCGATTGTGCGGCCGTCGTACGCCGCGCCACAGAGCGCGATCGGCTCGTGTAACGCCGGCGCCTCCGCCCAGATGTGACGGTAGTCCTGCCCGCTGCCTCCGAGCACGACGGCGCCGGAGCGATCGAGGTTCACCGCTCGCCCTCCAGGAGTTCGGCTCGTCCCCAGCGCACCCGAGCGCGCTCCAGCGGGGTCATCGTCCGCCCGGCTGCATAGCCGTCAGTCAGGAAGCGACGGGCCGAGGCAGCGGGCGAGAGGCGGATGTCGCCCGCTACCAGCGGCCGGGCCGGCGCCGAGAGGACTTGATAGACCCCTCCAGCCGCGGGCGCCGGCAGACTCATCGTGACTGGCCCCAAGCTGTTGATGAACTCGTCGCGTGTCAGTGGGCGCCCGTTCCCGTCCGTGAGGTTCATGACTGCTCCTCCGGCGCTGCGAGAGTGCGAAGCTCGCGCCCGAGCGCCCGGATCTGCGTCTGGCTGAGACCGGCTCGCTCAGCCGCGTCACGGACGCGTTGGGCGAGCAGCGCGGCTTGCGCCTCCTGGACGCGGACAGCGCGGTCGGCGATCCCAGCCTGAGTCAGCTTGATGGCGACGTGTTGAAGGTTGCTGCCGTACTCGTCGCGCAGCCTGATCCACTCGTTGGGGATCTTCCCGCCCAGCATCGTCTCGCGCCAAATGTCGGCCTCAGGGAGGTCGTTGACCTTCTTCTGACAATAGCGGTAGTCGGCGACCATCTGGTCCAACGTCTCCTGGAGGACTTCCAGGTGACTGGCGCGAACAGTCGGCGCCTGCCGCTGCCCAGCGACCTCGGCGACTGCCTCGCCTCGCAGCCGGCGCTTGGGCTGTCCGCCCTTCCCAGGCTTCTCCACCCGGCCCTTCCGGCGTGCAGGTCTTTCCACAACGGCGGTCACGATTCGCCGCGAAGCGTAGCCGCTCGGGCGGCGGAACAAACGCTGGAAGCCAATGTTTCATGTGGCTCCGTTACCCGCGCGCGCGAGCCTACGCGGGTAAGCCATGCGCGGGCGCGCGAGGCCTGCCCGCCGAGCTTCCGACCCGCCGAGCTTCCTCCACTCGGCCGCTGCCCGACGTCGCTCCGCCCGCTACTCAGGTGGCCCGTACCGTCGCGCCGAGGGCACCCGCTCCAACAAATCGACCTTCCACCCGCTCGGCGACGTCAGCCCAACCCGCCGCGCGCCCCAGTAGCGCGTCAACTCCTCGCCCTCAACATCGAACGGCAGCCGCTCCACGTCAGCCAGTCGCTCGTCCATCCAGCCGACCAAGCACAAGGTAATCGGCGACAACCCACCGATTTCAGGAACCAACGCCGACCAATCCAACCTCAGCCAGAGCCGCGGCTCGCCGTACCTCGACGTCAGCCACTCGCCCGGGTACGCCACCCCACGGTGCTTCTGGTGGTCACGCCGCCACCCGAGCGCGCCCCAGAAGGCAACCTCTCGCCCGAACGACTTCGCTGCCAACTCCAGGTGGTGTCCCCCGCCACCATCCGCACGCAGCAACTCCTCGGGCACACGTCCCGGCTTCTCCACCCACTCACCGACCGGCGCCCGGAACGCACCCGCACCCGCAACCGCAGGAGGGAACGCAGGAGGAGGACCGCTCGGCCGCGAACCCGGAGCCGGCGGTGCCGTCTCCCGCCAGAACCAATGTGCCCACCTCGCCGGTCGCACCTGTCGCGCCCGCTTAGACCTTCCCATCGAGGATCCTCCTCACTCGCACTGCCAGGTGCCGGAGCGCATCCCGTTTGTGTTCCGAACCTCGCCCCAGCGCGTACAGGTCCCAACTCTTCAGCCGCTCGCTCGTCGCCCAACCCTTCGCGCCCGCCGTCTGCGACCGCCAGTCTACCGTCCATGGCGGTGGCCCACTCGGCCCCTCCGACACGAGCGCCGGCCCAACCCCAACCCCA